TTTACATATGCAGCCCATACCAGGGCAAGGAAGAAAACTACAAAAAAGCTGTTTCATACTGCAAAGCTGCAGCTGCCGCCGGACATGTACCGATCGCAAGCCACGTTATGCTGCACGGGATCCTGGATGAAGCCACAGATCGCGAAAAAGGATTGACAACAGGACTGAAAATGCTTGAACTGGCCGACGAAGTCTGGGTGTGCGGCGAAGTGATTACGTCAGGAATGGCTGCGGAGATTGAAAGAGCAGAAGCCATCGGAAAGCAAGTAATATTCAAGGGGGCGATCCTGTGATACCGTTCCCTGATAAGAAGTACAACATCATATATGCGGATCCGCCGTGGTCATATAAGGTGTGGAATAAAAAAGAAGGCGGCAGAACTGCAAAATCGCATTATCAGACCATGAAAATTGATGAAATCAAAAGGCTTCCTGTGGGGGGGTTGGCAGCGGATGATTGTGTTCTGTTCATGTGGGCCACATACCCATGCCTAAATGAAGCACTGGAAACCATTAAAGCCTGGGGGTTCAAATATAAGACCGTCGGGTTCACTTGGGTGAAAAGGAATAAAAAGTCTGATACATGGTTCTGGGGCCTTGGCCACTGGACCAGGGCGAATGCTGAAATATGTATCATCGCAACCAAAGGCAAGCCGAAGCGGATATCTAAATCCGTTCACAGCATTATCGACGCGCCGGTCGAAGAACACAGCAAAAAGCCTGATATTACACGCGATAGAATCGTTCAGCTTATGGGGGATCTGCCACGAATAGAGTTATTCGCAAGAGCGGAAACGCCAGGCTGGGACGTATGGGGAAATGAAGTGAACATCAATTTGAAGGAGGGATAAAAAGTGAACAAAACAAAGATCGAATGGACTGACATGACATGGAACCCAGTCACAGGATGTTTGCACAGGTGCCCGTATTGTTACGCAAACAGACAGGCGGAGCGTTTTTCGGGATATGATCCGCTTTATAATACAAATTTCGACTTTGAGTCCGGTTGTTACATCATCAAAAAACCCATGTATAAGCGAGACGCTACCGGAATAGTACGAAAAGCCCCGTTCCCGTTTGAGTTCGCTCCGACATTCCACACTTACAAACTTGAGGAACCTTTAAGGAGGAAGAAACCGACCACGATCTTCGTGTGCAGCATGGCTGACCTGTTCGGCGAATGGGTTCCGAACGAATGGATCCAGGAAGTATTCAAAGCCTGTGCAAAGGCGCCGTGGCATACTTATATATTCCTGACGAAGAACCCAGCCAGGTACATGGACCTGATCCTGGAAGGGATCCTGAAACCAGAACCGAACTTCTGGTTCGGATCCACGGTCACGGTACCGGAAGATCTATTCTTCTATTGTGATGGCATGAATACCTTCGTCAGCATAGAACCGATCATGGCCCAATTCCCGGATGATGACAACATGATCCGGAACATTAAATGGGTGATCATCGGAGCAGAAACGGGCAACAGATCCGGAAAGGTTATTCCGGAAAGGGAATGGATCACCGGCCTGGTTAAACAGTGCCATGAAGCAAAAACACCGGTATTCCTGAAAGACAGCGTCCAGAAGATCATGGGACCTGATTATGATTTAAGGCCGCTGCAGCAATTCCCGGAAAACATGAAAGGAGCAAAAGAAGCATGAGAATAAATGACATGGTAAAGGAAGCACACGAAACGGCCATATCGAAAGGCTGGTGGGATGATGAAAAGTCCTTCGGTGAAGTGATCGCACTTATGCACAGCGAACTTTCCGAAGCGCTGGAAGAAGCCAGGGCCGGAAATGACGCCAATGTTACATATTATGAATGCAAAAATCCACAGGCGTGTCCTGATGATCAATATGTATGTGGCGCCTGCTGTTCAGACAGACCGAACAAATGCAGATTCGCGAAACCCTGCGGAATTCCTTCCGAACTGGCCGACTGCGTGATCAGGATCTTTGACGCCTGCGGCAGATACGGGATCGATCTGGAACAGGCCATCAGGGTCAAGATGGAATTCAACAAGAACCGCCCATATAAGCACGGGAAGAAATTCTGAAAGGATGTGCAGTATGGACGTAAAGGAAATTCACGAAATGCTGAAAAAAACGCTTTCGCCAGAAGATTATATAAAACTTCTGGAACTGATGATGAAGGACGTTGAAAAAATGATTGAATGGGGTGAGAAAAATTGAACAAAGCGTTTTTAATGGGGAGGTTGACCAGGGATCCGGAACTGCGATACACACAGGCAGGCGTCGCAGTATGTACCTTCACCCTGGCAGTGGACCGCAGAATGGCAAAGGACAAAACGGACTTCCTGGAAATAGTCGCGTGGAGGAAGACAGCGGAATTCTGTGGCCAATACTTCACCAAAGGCAAATGATGACACCGATTACGGATTGGCATATGAGGGGTTCACGGAAGTCGATGACGACGATGAACTTCCGTTCTGAAATACGCAATGAAAGTGAGGTTGAACTATGAAATGGTCAGACTGCGCAATTCAAGATCTTCGCAAATATAACCATCTGAAAGCAAGCCTGGAAAGCATACCGGAGCGGATGGAAGCGCTGCGCTGCAGGTTCGAATCCATCAAAGGAGCAGCGACAGATAAGGTTCCGGTGAAAGGAGGATCCAGCAGATATGAAGACAACCTGCTTGACATTATCGTCGAAAAGGAAAGGTTGCAATATCTGTATAGGGCAAATAAAACGCTGCTGGATCTGATCGAAAGGGGCCTTGCTTCACTGGATAAAACGGAAAGACTTGTCCTGGACAGATTCTACATAGACAGACCAAAAGACCACGTCGAAAAGCTGATGGAAGAACTGAATTATGAAAAGTCGCGGGTGTATGAAATAAAAGACCAGGCGCTTTATAAGTTCACCATCGCCATGTACGGGATAGTCGAATATTGAAAGAGTGGAAAAAAAGCGGACAAATTTTCCAATACTTTATGATAGCATGATAGTGGGGTTTTTCACTTGATACCCAATGGCAAATAAGCGCTTGATTATACGTCAGGCGCTTTTTTATTGCCATAATTACGAAAGGAAGGTGGTGGCTGTGGCAAAACTGACGGACAAACAACAGCGCTTCATTGAGGAATACCTTATTGACCTGAATGCAACGCAAGCCGCCATCCGTGCGGGGTATTCACCGAAAACGGCAAAGGAAATCGGAAGCGAAAACTTGTCAAAACCTAACATTCGCGCGCGTATAGAACAGGCAATGGCCGAAAGGTCCAAAAGGACCGGAATCAACCAGGACAGGGTACTTCGTGAACTGGCCAGGATCGCCTTCGTCAATGCTGCTGATGTTATCAATTTTGACAGTGCAACGATCGCGAATGGCGCGTCAGAAGACGATACCGCAGCGATCGCTTCCGTAAAGGTGAAGGTTATTCCTACGCCAGACGGTGATGGCGTAGAACGCGAAATCCGCCTGGCTGATAAGCTGAAAGCCTTGGAACTGTGCGGAAAGCACCTTGGAATGTTCAACGACAAGGTTGACGCGAACGTCCCCGTCACGGTGGTGATCAATTATGATTACGGCGACAACGAAAATTGAGATCAGGGCGAATGCGCAGTTCAACAAGGTATTCAAGCCGGTCAATGAGTGTAAAAAGCGTTACAGGATCCTGAAAGGATCTGCCGGTTCCGGAAAGTCGGTCAATATCGCCCAGGACTACATCATAAAGCTGTCAGATCCGAAGTACAAAGGCGCGAATCTGCTGGTTGTCAGGAAGGTTGAGGAAACAAACCGTGACAGTACATTCGCAGAACTTCAAGCTGCAGTATATCGGTTATATGGCGAATATGCAGACCGGTTCTGGAAAATCAATATGAACCCGCTTTCCCTGGAAAGCAAAGTCACAGGAAACCGGATCATATTCAGGGGTATGAAGGACCAAAGCCAGCGCGAAAAGGTTAAGTCAATAACCTTTAAGAGGGGGAAGCTGACATGGATCTGGATTGAGGAAGCAACAGAACTTCAACCGGAAGACGTTGACATCCTGGATGACCGTCTTCGTGGTGATCTGACCGAAATCAACCCGAATTTATACTATCAGATCACAATGACATTCAACCCGGTAAGCGCTACGCACTGGATCAAAGGTCGTTACTTTGA